GAATATATCAGATAGTAGTTCAGGAGTTGAATATGATGTTGGGTCATAATGTTGTGTTTCATATATTGCTTCCTCTCTTCTCAGTTTTCCTATTACAGTATTGCTATCGTCATACTCTTTTCCAAGGTATTTTACAGCAGCCATATTGGCTAATGTTTCAAGTGAAGATTCTAATGCTGAAAAACTTCTTACAGCTTTGTATCCAGTATTGGGCGACGTTGGTTGTATATTATAATCTTCACCTTTTTTTTTAAGAAGTTTTAATGCTTGAGTTAAATCCATATTTTACTCCATCATGCTAAGAGTTTTGTTTCTATTTTCGAGAATTTTGAAGTATAAAGCAGCATCTAAAATAGAATCATCTCCATATCTTTCTTTTAAGTGAACTCTATAGTTATTCATAGCTTCTTTTATAACTTTTTGAAGTATTGAGTTATATTCTTCATTAACAACAGATTTGAACAACTCTGATGAATATTTTATTTTTTCTAGTTTTGCTTTTGCAGATTCAATATTATCTTTATATCTGTTTATAGACTCATAAATGTAGAACTGAAATTCATCATTTATTTTTCTAATAACTGATTTTATATTTGCATTGTTTAATATTTTATTTGTGTTTTTTGCATAACTGTTTAATTCTTCTTTGTTTTTAAGTATTTCTCTTAAAGCTTTTCTGTCATATGTAATTTTGCCTTTTATTTTTTTAGCTTCTGTTTTAAGTGAAAGAACATCATTTATTTTCTTTCCATAATCATATATTTCTTTAAATTCTTTTTTTGATGTTTTGATTGCTTCTTTGTCATACTTTCCTAAAGTTAGAAGCATTTTTGCAACAACGTTAGGAGACATATTAAGAACATCAGCACCAACTTCATTATCAATTAGTGCATTGTTCCATAGATATTGAGATTTACTTCCAAACCAATCTCCTATTAATGGAGTCCATAATGCATGTCTTAACCCAACCCTTGCCATATCAGACAACAAGGAAGAATTTTCAGGTCTATTCATCATTACATAATCATTGTGAACTACTGGTAATGCTGCTATCAATGCCTTATCTCTGTCATTTGCAAGAACTGACTTAAATATTTCTTTCTTTAGTCCTTTCTTGCCAGTAGCATATTCTGACATATTTGATAAGATTCCAGATACGCCTATATCGTATCTAAGCTCTGTTGCGCTATCAAGTATATCTTTGTAATACTTATCAAAGGTGGTTCTACCTTCATTAAAAGCTTTTTTGTTAGATTCAAACATTGCTATAACTTCTGGTGAAAGGTTTTGATGTATGTCCTCGCCAAACTTGTTTATTGTATCTTTATAAACTTGAAATTTTTCAAGCGGTGTAAGTTGGTTCGTATCTGCAACCTTGTTTAATATATCAGCTACTTTTACTTTTAGCTCATTGTATAGTCCAGGATTGTTTTTTTTGATTTGTTGAACCATTTGCGGTCTTGTAACTTCTACTATAAAATTTTCATCATTAAGTTTTGTTATAAAATCTCTTTCGTTTTTTATGCTATATTTATCAACAATATCTCCAAAAGTCAAAGCTTCTTTTTTTGCAGTTCCTTTTTTTGTGGATTGTTGTTGATACTGTATAGGTTGTTGTTTTGTTGCATTTCCGAGAATATTTCCTAAAGTAAGTTTTGTGTATTCATCAAAAGCAGCTTGATACTGTGGATTTATAATCTCTCTTCCATCAAATGTTTTTATTGTTTTTGGGATTGTTGTTAGTATTGTATTGAATGCTTCAATCTTTTGTTTCTGTGGTTCTGTTGATTCTTTCCATTTTTGTTTTCTTTGTTCCAATTTTAATGTAGGTAATTCAAGTTCTTTAAATCTTTTTTCTCCAAGTTCTAATTGTCCTTTGGATACATCAAGTTGTCCTTTTGCAACGTTTATTCTTTCTCTTTCAAGTTGGTTCTGTATAGCATCATTTTGTATTTTGTGCATTAATTGTGTAGTTTGTAATAGTTGTTGTTGTTTTCTTGCTTCTTCTTGTTCTAAGAGCATATTCATTTTTAAAGCAAGAGAACCTGCCATATTAAATATATTTGCTGTAGATTGTATTGTCTGAGAGGCTTGTGCCATTGTTCCAGATGCTAATGAACCACCCTTCGCCAGAGCATCTATAAAAGGATTTTGCATATTATTCTCCCATATATTCTCTTGTTAATTTTTCTCTTGTAGCTCTTATTCTATTCAGTTCATCTTTAGTCATTGCCCATTGTTCTTTAGCCATACCTAATTGTTGTTTAGCTATATCATATTGCTTAAAACCAAGATACAAATTTCCTAATGTAGAAAATGCTTGTATCCCCATGTTGAGTGGTTCTAAATATTTAGTAACCCATTCTGGTTTTTTCTGAATACCTCCTTTTAACATATCTAAGTCATTTAGAGTTTTTAATTTAATATATTGTTCAAATGTCATAGGTTCAGTACTTAATCCACTTTGCATTTGAGCAAACTTTTGAGTCCAGTCTCCATATGAATATGCTTGAGTGGTTCCAGGATTGTAAGCTCCTATTGTTCCTATATTGTATGGAGCTACTCCTATGTTTTTGAGAGTGTTATTAAAATACATATTTGCGTAATTAGAGTTTCCATCAGGTATGCTCATTTCTCTTCTCCTATTAATCTACTTATTAGAACCACCACAAGGCTATGGTGGTTCCGATAAATAGACTAAGCCTTGAGTTGCTTTACAATATTGATTGTGTATTTTGGGACAAATTGTATATTCCCATTTCCATACATACCTTCCTTTTCCTGTAACCTTGCAATTCTGTTTGCTTTCTCTTGTGATATTCTCATAGTATCCATTATTTGATGGACATCTATTGATATGCCTTTCTTTTTAGGCTCTTTCATTCCCTGCAATGCTTTAATGTCATTCTCATCAAGCTCAACTTTTCTATCAAAAGGAACTATCTTGCCATTTACTTTAACATATGGTATCTTCATTGCGTTATCTGTTCTAGGTGCAACGATTGCTATGTATTTTTTCATTTCACTCCTTTATTATTAGACTGCTGTCATCTTTTATTCTTCTGTTTCTTTATTTGTTTAGAACCACCGCTAATGGTGGTTCAGATATTAATATACGCTGAAGTTAGCTGTAACTTTGCCTATTCTTTCTGGATAGATTGGATAAGCACCTAACCAAGATTTCCAACCCATCGTACTGATTCTGTTAAGTGGATCGTCACCGTTTTGTCCTAAGCCTTTTACAATGATTTCAATTCTTTTCTTTCCTCTTAGAGGTATATCAGCAGTATGCTCTTTACCAAAGATAACAAGGTCGCCTTTATATGTTCCGTCGCCATTATCATAAATATAAGCATTTGGATCTTCTATGATTCTTACAAACCCTAACATACCAACTTCGTTTTCAAGAAGCTTAATGCCACCAGGATATTCTTCTGTAGGCTTGAAATTAGGATTGTCTCTCAATGCCTCAGCCATCATTGTATTACATATACCAATGTATCTTGAGTAGATACCTTGCTTAGCATATCTTGGGCTTTGTGTTAATACACTATCAACATATTGAGCACCACTTAGCTTTAATTGCAATGTAATTTTTTTAGTTGCAGTTGTGAATGCATCATCAACAACACTGTTAGAACCAGAAGCACCACCGCTAATATCTTGAATATGTCCAGCACTTGCTCTGATAGTATCTCTATAGAAACCATCAACTATAAGAGCTATCAAATCGCTATATTGTCTTACATTCTCACTGATAGTGTACATATCATGCAATAGCTGAGTTTCCTCTGTAACAGTCATAAAAGAACCGATTAGGTTAATGTCTGTTTCAAACTCAACTACTTTCATTTCACCAAGCTCGTTACCAGAAGAGCCTTCAGCAAGTACGAATTCTTGCCATTTGTTTTCTCCAACCATAGTTGCAACAGCTTGTCCAGCATTTACAACATCGTTGCCAGTATAGTTTTTGTAGATAGTGTTTGCAAGTATTAAATCCTTCATTGGAACCCATCTTCTGAATCTCATTTTGGTTCCACTATTTTGCGGTAAACTCTTTTGGATAGTTGCAAATCTATCCCATATAGTTTTTTGAGCCACCTCATTAATTGCAAGCTTTTCAAGATATACTTGTTGAGCAGCACCTAGCCCTTGCCCTAAAGAGCCACTTACGACTCCATTGCTTGTATAGTTTATAGTAGCCATCTTTTACCTCCTATTCTAATCCTATTTCTCTTGCTAATTCATCTAAATCTTTATCCCACAACTCTTCATATTTGTTTGTTGTGGTTCTCTTTTTAGGTTTCTTAGATTTAACCTGTTTCGGTGGTTCACTTTTAGTCTGTTTTGGTTGAACCACCTTCTGTAATGCAGCCTGATAAGCCTGTAACCAGCTTAAAGCTGGATTTACAGCTTTTATTTTAACAGCCTCTGGATAGGTTTTGTCCCACTCCCCTGTAGCAACACTTCCTACAAACAAAGGAAACACATTTGGCTGATATAGCTCCTGTTGAAAAACAGGGTCTAACTCTTCAAACGTTTTAACTACTCTGCCATACAGTTCAGGGTCATGATTGTTTACATCTACAAGGATTTCTTTTATAGGGTCATCCTGAATTACCTCTGGCTTATAGTTATTCTTTCGTGGTTCATCATCAAATATATCTATGTCTTCCTCACCGCTTATCCTTTCCAAACCAAAGTTTTTGGCAAGGTATTCCAAAGCCTCAGCCTTTCCTTTTTTAGCATCAGCCAAAGCTTGGATTTCCTCTTGAGTCAATCCGCTTTCTTCAACTATTTTTGCTATGCCTCTCAAAGGTTTTATTTTGGACATCTTCATCTCATAATCCAAACCTTTTTGCATTAAGGCAATAGCTTCTTCTTCATTGTCTATATATATCTCTTTGCCTTTATATTTTAAAGGCTTAGTTATTAAAACACCTTTCTGCTCTTCTTTTGATGCCTCTTCCTCTTGTTGAACCACTTGCTCTTGTTCTTCAGGCATTGGTGGTTCACTTTCAGAAGTATTATCTCTGTAAGGTGATAGGTTATCAAGGAACTCATTTTCATCTATCTCTTGAACTTCCTCTTCTTTTTGTGAGGGTGGTTCATCAGTTACATCTTTTTGTGTTTCACTTTCCACTTCATTTTGCGGAGTAGTGATTTCCTCTTTGGTTTCTAGGGTTTCCTCTTGATGAGGGGTACCTAATGTTTCCATCTAGTCTCCTTTCTGTATTTGGTTTATTTTATCATAGTCTAACATATATTCTATAAATTGTCTAAATATTTGCCTTGCTTTTAGTTGGTCTATGGTTAATTTTTCATCAAGATTCTGCATATAAACTTGTTCTTTTATATCTTCGTCAAGATACTTTTTCATAAAGATTTCATTGAAATCTTCATTACTTAATAGTCTTTCCATTCTCTGACTTATTGTCATCTTTCAAATCCTTTATAACTTCAGAATATTTTTTTGCTATTTCAGCATCAGTGCTTAATGTTTCTTTTTGTGATTTAACCTCTGTCATCTTTGTTCTTGCCATAGCGTTAGCTGCAAGAGCTTCACTTTTTTTGGCTTCAGCAATCTCTTTTTGTAGCTGAACTTGCATCATTTGTTGTTGCATTGGGTCTGGCTGAGGTTTATATGTTTTAATATTGTGAGCGATTTCAGGAAACTCAAGCAACTCAGCAAGTTTGCTTATTAGGCTTCTTACTACATCTTGTGGAACCACACCTAACTGAACTAACTGAGAAGCTTGTTGCATAAACATATTTATTTGAGCTATCTTAGCTTCTCTTAGACCATCTGTACCTATATTTATGTTTATGTCATATTTACTATCTCTCTTGTTGAATATCTCCTCTATCTCCTTGACTATAAGCATTATAGCCTTTTGTTGAGTATCTGGTGGCAAATTATCCAAATCCCATTCCATAGCTAACCTCTTTGTCATTTTTGTTTTCTCTTCTGCTATGCTTGTTCCTGTGATTTTGAATATCTCTTCATCACTTAGATACTCATAAATCATTTCCAACCATAAACCAAACATTCTTTTTAATCCGTTTGTTATATTGGTTGTTATATCTATGAGTCTTATTTGTGCCTGAGAAAGCATAGCTCTGAAGTTTGTAGCTGGAGAGTTTAGCTCATTGCTTGATATTCCTTGCATAAATCTGTTTACTCCAGTAAGACCTTCTGCTTGTTGTTCTATAACTTGAAGCATATTGTAAACACTTGAAGGTAGTTCGTTAAAGTTACCATCGTGAACCACCTGATTGATAGGCATATTTGCGTTTACTTCTACTACTGGCTGTCCTTCCATTAGTCTCTTAAAGTTTATAGCATCAAGAGAACCTTTTCTTACAAATTTTATTCCATTGTTGCTCATAGACATATTGTCTATTACGCCCCTGATTATAGATGTCATAAACTTTTGTTCATCTTCTATAACATCTGCTAATGCTCTTCCCCATATAGAAAACTCTTCATCAAACAAAGGTATCTCTACATAAGGAAACAATGTATAATCTCTTTTATGAACCACTTCAACAATGTTACCTGAGTTAAGGAATGAATAAACTTTCTTTTTTGGAATGTCATAATATTCGTATATATAACTTTCATCGTCGCTTATAAACTGAACTTGTTGATTGTGTATTTCATCACCAGTAGCTTTCTCTCTTGCTTCCTGAATTTTTTTTCTGAATCTTGCTATAGCCTCTTTATCATAATCTGGATTGTTATATAGTTCATCTGGGGTGGTTCTATATCTGTGTATAAAGTATTCACTATCTTCAAGTGATGTAGCGTTTGGGTCAGTAAAAATATCTTCATTAAAACATATCTCAGCAAAAGGTTTATTAATTTCAGGTATTTTTACTTTTCCTGAACCACCAAGCATTGCATAGTCTTTTTCTAAATCTACTTCTTTGTCTTTTCTTATCCAAGATACTTTTATAAAAGCTGTACCTTCTTTAATAAGAACATTTCTGAGAGTTTTCATAAATTTAACTTTATCAAACTCTTTTTCAAAGAAGTAGTTTAAAAGCATTTCATCTAGCCTAGCTTTAATAACATCAAACCTTGTGCGTGGTTCTATCTGAACTATCTTGTTTCCTGTTATAAAAGGTTTTGTTATATTTGCTGCAAGAGTTTCACCGTGTTTCTTTACAAGCTTCCACACTAACTTACTTCTTCCATCAATCTCATTTCCATAAGGTTTGCCTTCGTATATATCTATCCATTTTTGTATTTTTTGATTTATATCGCTTTTGTATGTTTTTGCGTCCTGCAAATTTACATATATGAATTCCATTGCATTCTCCTGTTTAATTGCGCAAGCGGTTCAAAGTTAGAACTGTTATACATATTATATTGTGCATTATACACAAAATCATAATAACTATCGTATTGTGATAGCGGGTTATATATTGCGTTTCTAAACATCTCTTTGATTTCTTTTGCCATTTTTTCTGTTTCTTCTTGAAGCTCTTTTATATCTTTGCCTATTTCTTTTATTTCTTGCCTTAATAGATATGCTATTCCATCAATACCTTTTGTTACTATATCAAACCAGTATTTTTTTGCAAAATCAGTTATGTTTATTTTTGACAATGATATATTTTTTATTTTATCAAGATTAATATATGTAAATGTTATTATTGAAAATATCATTGCTGCATCTTCGCCAAATATCTCTTTGATTGCTATACCACCAGCGGTTATAGCAAGACCTTGTATTCCACCAATATAATATCCCATTGCTAAACTTGCTATTGTAAGTACAAATCTGAAGAATGCAGTCTGATACCAGTTAAGTTTAACAGTAACTTCAGTTCCAGCAATTATTGACAGAGCATCTTTTATTATTCTAAATTTTTCTGTTAGAGTTAATTTATCAAACATATCGTCTGATAATATATATATATTTGTTGAGTCATTAATTCTTTTTGTTATTCCATTTATTGTTATCTGTCTATAGCTTGTAGTTGTACCAGTTACATCATAATCTGTCTCTGTAACATTTCTATACTCTATTGTGTATTGAGAAGTCGAAATTGAAACAGATGATACAAAATTGCTTTTGTATATTTCTTCAAGCTTTTTTCTTACATTATATATTCCATATGTTAGTGGAAGTGTATATGCTATAAATGCTTCTTTTAATTCGCTTTGGCTAAGATTGTCTTGCATATCATCTTCTTTTAAACCAAACATGGAATATATTTTGTTTTTGTATTCAAGACTAACAAAGTTTCCATTGTGCTTTATTGGAAGTATTAATGTTTTTTTTGATGCAGCCTCTTTTAGAAAATTATCATGTAAATCATCAATAAAGCCAACATAAAGTCCATCAGTAGATATTGCATATTCTTTTGATATAGCAGTTGGAACTTTTATTTGGCTAGTATCGTTTCTATAGACATATGCAAAAGTTGTTCTTGTTCTTGCATCTTCTGGAACAAATAATCTATATTGATTCCCACTGGAATACCAGTTTCCATTACCGTCTTTCAGATACTCATCAACAAGAACAGCTTTAGTTAAATCTATATCTATTGGTAGAACCACCTTGAAGCCACTTGTATCTGTTTTTTGATACAGATTAAATGTTATATTTTTTTGAACTGTAAACTTGTATTCGGTGGTTCCATCAAGTGTTGCACAAGTAGAATAGTTGGTGTCTCCATCACAATTAACTCTGTAAACATCGACAGCGGTTAATGTGATTGGCTCTTCTTCTAAAACAATATTCATTCTAACAGTTGGTGTATCGCATCCACTGTTTAATGCACAATATATATAATAATCTTCTATATCAAGATTTATATCTACAGTAATAATATCTTCAAATCCTTGAACCACCGTGTAGTTTGTTTCAAAGTATTTGCTTACATATTCATCAAGATATGTTTTTCTGTTTATACCAGCAAACACTATGTGGTTTTCTTCTGGTATTTGTTGTGAAATAACATACAAAGGAATATTTTCTATTGTCTGAGATGCAACTATGCTTAGATTGTATCCTATTCCAAGCTTTTCAAACACTGCAAATGATAGGTATTTATTTATAGAATTAAGTATAGTTCTTGTATAGTAGAGTGGCTCTATATCTTTTGTTAAAGCAAATATCCTTACAAGCTCTTTCTGGAATAGGTTTGTATTTGGGTCAAATAGTTTGTTTGCTTGTATGTCAGTATATGTTCTGCTTTTAGAACCGCCCATTATCAGTCCTTATAGTATATAGTGAATTTGTCTTTTATTTTATATGGTTTAAAACCTATAAGCCTTACAAACCTGATAGCCTCATCATACCAGTTTGCTATTTGAACTCTTAATGCTCCACATCTGCTTATAACCTCTTCTGCTTTCTTCATCATAGCTTTTACAAGAGATAGTTTTTCTTCTATATTGCTGTCTATGAAATATACAAGAAAGCCATCTCTTTGGATTATGAATGCTACTTTAGGCTGGTGGTTCTCATAGCCTATAAAGTATTGAGCTGCAAAGTGGTCAGCATTTTCAAAACACTGAACCACTCCTTGCATACATCCTAATTCAAATGCCTCTCTTACATCTTGATTTCTATATTTTATTTTCTTTGCCTCTTCAAAGAATTTATTAAGTGATACTTCTTCTATTGTCATTATATTCCTAATTGTGTTTTTAGATTGTTGTATAGTGTTGATGCTTCATCATTTGTTATGATTGATGGTGATGTGCTTAACATTCCAGAGCTAAACATCATACTCCAAGCATTTAATTGTATTTCTAACATTTTCTGTTTAAGATTATCATCAAATCCTTGCCTTTGTCTTTGATATAGTAATCTTTGTTGTTCTTTTATTTCTAAGTCTTTTGTAGATTGATTGTTTTCGATTACTATTTTACTATTAATTTCATCTATTTGTGCTTCTTTAAGTTCTAAATCTTTATTTGATTGTTCTTGCTTTATTGTATCTTCTATTTGCATAGAAGTAATTCTTTGTGATATTTCATCTTCTTGTTTTTGTATTAATACTATTTGTTTATTAATTTCAGCGTTCTTGCTTATATTTAATTCTTTCTCTGTAGGTCTGATATATGTTGTAACATATTCTTGATCGTCTTTTTGTGCATCTATTAAACTTTTTCTTGAATTAATTTCATATATTTGTGCTTCTTTAAGTTCTAAATCTTTATTTATACTTTGAATCTGTGCTTCGTTTATTGGAGCTTGAAAAGCTAATTGAATACATTGTTGCATTAATTGTGCATATACATTTGCATAGTCACTTCCTTTTAATCTTCCATTGTTAAATTGCTCATCTAAATCAGCTTTTACCTTCGATGTCAAACTGTCGTAAACAGTTTCTACTTGTGTTATATCAAATGCCATTAATACTCCTTAAATCATTTTTATCTTTTTTAATTTCCCAATAATAACTGTTTTTACAGTGGGCTTTTCCAAAAATAAAATCAATCAATCTCATAAACATACAAGCATATTTATTATTTTTATAATAACAAAGAAAGTATGTGTATGAGCTTATAGTGAAGTTCTCTTGCTGATACAATATAGAACCACCTGCTTGGTCGTACCCAATGGCACAATCTTTTAGATATGAAGCTACATCTTTATTTCTGTAATGTTTTCTGATTATATTTACCAACAATACAATAGGAGTAAAAACAACAACTCCTATATAAGCAATCAGAAACAAAAACAGGTTCTTTATCATTTTTATTTCCTATCAAAATCGTGATTTTTTCTAAAAGCTATACCAAAGTTACCTTTTCCTCTCCAGCCTATATAAAATTGAAAATTACCATTATAAGAAACAAAAGGCAAAATAAAATATTTACATTTAACATAAGCAAAATTCCATTTTTTATATCCACCCCACATTTTGCCTACGTATTTACATTTTTTACTTTCTATCTTGTCTTCAACACCAACTACATAAAACATAAAGTTATGTAAAGGATTTCTAATAAAAAACCATTTTAATTTGCATAAAAGATTGCATTTGTTGTTGCATTGCTCTTTTACATACCAATCAATGCTGCAAGGCTCAGGGTCGTCTATATTTCCAAACCACCATATAGGATTTAATTTTTGTTTTAGAGTTACCATACTATTGCCTCTAATTCTGCTGTTGTTTTAGCATTATTTACTTGAGCCTCTAAATCCCATTTCTTTTTAAGCAGTGTTTGATAATTAACACCTAATTCAACAATCATTGTATTTACTTCATCTAATGTTAAATTGTAGTGAGTAATATCATCATAATCTCTAACATCTAAAGTAGTAGCATTTATTGTAGTAGCTAAATCAAATCCTGCTTTCAGTTTAGAAATATCGTTAATATCAGCATCCATTTTAATTCCGTTGCTACACACAAAACCAGCTTTTAATGCATTATTGAATGCTGTTTTTATTTCACTTTTCTTTTGTTCTTTAACTTGCTCAAATGTTGGAGCTATCATAGCTTCATATTCTGATTGTGTTATCTCTGTTAGAGTTGTTTTATGTATATTTTCAACTCTTTTGATTATTTCAGGTGTTACATTATCTTCAAAAACGAAAGGTTTGTTGTTTGTGTCTTTATAGTATTTCATTTTTAATCCTTTTACTTGAATTCCGACCAAATATCATGAGTATAACCACCAGTAATTGTTAATTTATAAGTTGAACCATTAGGGATAATACAAAATACAAATATAGGGTCTCCACCCCTTTGCTTTATCACTGAAGAGCCATCGATATAAAACTCATGGTCTTGGGCTCTGCTTGAACTTACAACGTGTATAGCAACCATAATGGGTCTTCCAGTCGTATTAGTATAAGTAGCCCCAGAAACTCTATTATCAGTTTCATCCACCCAAGTGTAACCATCACCGCCTATACCAAATAAGTTTCTAGGTACACCTTGCACTAAATCAGCATCAAGTCCACTTCCTGCACCATCAACATTCTTAATTTTATTCAATATATTACTATCTGTAACATTACTTAAATCTACATTTGCTAAGTCGGATGCATGTTTTCCATCTAATTTATCTGCATCAAGTCCACTTCCTGCACCATCAACATTCTCCCGTAAAACTTGCTTAATTTTATTCAATATATTACTATCTGTAACATTACTTAAATCTACATTTGCTAAGTCGGATGCATGTTTTCCATCTAATTTATCTGCATCTAAACCGCTACCTGCACCGTCGTTTCCTCCGTGCCAAAATTTAAAACCTCCTCTTTTAAATATCTCTCCACCATATTGATAAATTCTTGTGATTTCATTACCATCTCCATCAAAAAATACAATATCCCCAGAATCGGTAGAACCACTTGTAGCTTTTAAAAATAGGTTATGCCCATTGGAAATTTGAAAATTTCCGTTAATAGCATCCCCAATATCACTTCTCAAAAACTGGCTACTATCTAACCCATCTAATTTATCTGCATCTAAACCGCTACCTGCACCATCTACATTTTTAATAGCATTTAGAACCACATTGCCATTATCTATTTCTGTTTTATTATAAACTTCACTTTTTGTATATGTATCAGCAACTTGAAAACTACCAAAAAATACACCAACTATTTCATCGCCATATTTAGGTGCTGTTGAAAATACTATATTTTGTCCATCACTTATATCTACATCATTAGTAACATTAACACCATTTAAAAATACAATTCCATAATTTGGGTCAAACCCATCAGTTACAGCAAATGTGGTAGTGGTTCCATCTCCCGTAAAACTTGCTTCTTTTAACATACCATTTACTGCACTACTTGCTAATTGCCATCCATTGACCGAACTATAAACTTTCATTTTATTTATTGTTGTATCAAAGAATAAATCACCATCTTGTAATGCAGTACCATCATTTCTTGTAGTAGGATTGCCTGTTAAAGCACCTAAATATGTTTTAGCATAAGTATTTACATTATCTATTGATTGTGCTGTTATATTTACATTATCTATTGAACTACTTTCAGTTATAGCAGTTTGCATACCAGTAAGTTTTTTATCTATATACTGCTTTAAGAAATCATACATTTGTGTAATGTTCATAAGAAACTCCTTTTGAATATCTTTCCATATACTGGAAATTTGCCTTGTAAATCAGCCTTTGCATTAACAAACTTTTTGTAACTGTTTATATCTGGACTAACATTTTGTGGGTTTAATGTAGTATCAGTATAATACTTCAAACCTTCTATTATTGCACTTTTAATTTCAATTTCAATATCTTCGTCTATTGATTCAATGTTTGGAACTATTGTGCATATACATAATGCATTGATAGGTTTGGTGGTTCTATAATTGATTCTATAAACTGAACCACTCAAATGCTGAAAATAGTTGAATATTGAGCTTCCATTCTCATCAAGAATATTTGTAACATCAAGAAATGTACTTAACGGAACACCATATGTGTATGTTTCATCCATTGTATTTATATCAGTCAATGGATTACTTATTATTGATATAATCTCTTCTTCTGTATAGTCTCTTATAGTCAATGTATCAAGCTCTGGTTCATACCTTTCATACAACTCCAACAGTGCTTTAAAGTCGTATCTGTCTATATCTGGCTCTATTGTAAAGGCAAACATCTTTTTAAAGATTCTTGTTGATAATGCTATATCTCTAACAACATCATCAACAACTTTTTGTAAATCTTCGTCTGTTATTCCGACATCTCTTACATAAAATTTATAATCGATTATATTCACTTCTTTCCTCTAATGAAGATTTTGTATTTTTTTAGTTTTTTCAAAAGTTCTCATTCCACCTAACCCTAACATAGCTAAAACAAGGTTAAATAGCATACCTGTTTCTATAATTGGTGGTTCTATATCAAGTCCATACAGTTTACATCCCCATTGAATTAATGGAGATAATATGAATGTATATGCTAATGCTGAACCACCTACCCAACCAATAAAAGGTCTCCAGCCTGCCACAAACCAATTAGGGTTAGATGCTTCAGCTTTATTTATTTCAATCTGTCCTGTTTTAAGTGCTTGTTCAAGTTGTTCAAGCTTATAATTTATTTCAGCTTGCTTATTTGGATCTAAAATAGCTTTACCAGTTATAGCTTCCCTTATATCTTTAAACACATTTCCAATATCACTTAAGCTAAAATCTATCAGCCCCATTATAATGTCTCCTGATATACAATTTTGCTGTAGTTAAGTAACATTCCTTTTATCAAATTTTTTTAATCTTACTAAATGCCCACTTTTCTAACAAAACTATTCCCCTTGTTCCTTGATGAGCTGCTATACCAACTAATACAGCATTTAGTGGTGCTACAATATTAGCATACTCACACAAATAAAATGTTATAACACCTAAAAACCCACTTATAACCATATCGCCAATCCATTCTGAAATAGAAAAATGATTGATAATTCCCATCTTTACTTTTCTAATAGTGTGTGCTGTTCCACCCCATAAAGATAAAATTAACACCCAAAGGTAAGTTACTAAACTATAATTAGTAGGGTCTTTATATGACATTATTTGCTCCAAATATTCTTGTTTCAGTAGCTATATCAGATATATTAGTATAGCCACAATACATTACTATCTTTTTCTTTATCTATATCGCAATGTATAAAATTCTTTCCAACACCTATTCTTGTAAACCCAGCAAGCAATAATGTCTGTATTATCTTAAATCTCTCTCTGCTTGTATTACACTTTATATCGGCAGCAAGTCCTTTC